ATAATAACCGAGAAAATTATCGAACGTCTACTACATATCAAACAAGTGTAAGCAAAACTTTATTAGAAAGAAACAAACAACAATTAGAACAAGATAGAATAAAAAAAGAAATGCAGGATTTTTCAAACTACACATATCAACCACCAAAATCTTTTAACCCAATTGTAAATTTAATTTCTGGCTTTGTTGGAGAAAAAGGTTTTGAAGTTAATAAAGCATATTATACAAAAAATGTTATTGGTAAAATAAATCCAGTAACAGGAAAAGCTTATGCAGGTTCCATTGATGATTTTAAAACTTATATGGCGGGTAGATCATCTGGAACATTGGATGCAATGGGAAGATCAATGCCAACAACATCAAGACGTGATGATCGAAGAATTGTAACACAAGTACAAAAAACTGCAGTAAGTCAATCACCTGCTGGACCAACAGATGCTGAAGTATCACAATCATCTTCAACAGATGCAGCACAAGATACCCTTCTTGTAAAAAAACGTGGTCGTAGACAAACAATATTAACAGACCCACAAGGATTAGGCGGTACAGCAACTGTTACAAAGAAAAAATTATTAGGATAAATATTATTGGAGGATAAATGCAGATAACACCTAAAGCTAAAATGATACTAGAGAGATATGCTTCTCTTAGAACTGATAGACAAAACTGGGAAAGTCATTGGCAGGATGTTGCTGATTACATGTTACCTCGTAAAGCAGATATAACTAAAAACAGAAGTAAAGGTGATAAGAGACATGAATTAATATTTGATGGCACCGCAACACATGCTTTAGAATTATTAGCTGCATCATTACATGGAATGTTAACCAATACGGTTTCACCATGGTTTTATTTAAAATATAAAAATGATGAATTGAACCAAGAAGATGAAGCTATGGAATGGTTAGAAGATTGTACTAGAGTTTTAAACCAAGCTTTTAATAGAAGTAATTTTCAACAAGAAATTTTTGAATTATATCATGATCTAATTGCATTTGGTACTGCAGCTCTGTTTATTTCTGAAGATGATGAGAATGAAATTAGATTTAAAAATATTCATATTTCAGAAATTTTTATAACAGAAAACGAAAAAGGCAATGTAGATAGCTTAACTCGTAAATTTAAAATGCAAGCTAAAAACATTTACAATGCTTTTCCAAAAGCAGAACTTCCGCCAGAACTTGCTAAAAAAATTAACAATGCACCTCACGATAATATAAATATTATTCATAGTGTGTACCCTTCAAATGAGTATGGAAATAATAAATATGTTTCTTGTTATGTTCACGAAGACTCTGGTTTTTTATTATCTGAAAAAGGTTTCAAAGAATTTCCGTATGCAGTTCCTAGATATTTAAAATCATCGAATGAAACATATGGTAGAAGTCCAGCAATGAACGCGTTGCCAGACGTTAAAATGTTAAACTTAATGTCTAAAACTTCTATCAAAGCTGCGCAAAAACAAATCGACCCACCGCTTATGGTTCCAGATGATGGCTTTATGATGCCTATTAGAACGGTGCCTGGAGGATTAAATTATTATAGAGCAGGAACCAGAGAAAGAATTGAACCATTAAACATTGGTGCAAACAATCCTGTTGGTATTCAAATGGAAGAACAAAGACGTGATGCAATTAGACAAAACTTTTTTGTAGACCAATTGCTATCCGTACAAGGACCACAAATGACTGCAACTGAGGTTATCCAAAGAAACGAAGAAAAAATGAGAATACTAGGTCCCGTGCTTGGTAGACTACAATCAGAATTATTACAGCCATTAATAACAAGATGTTTTAATATATTACTTAGAAATAATAAATTTAAAGAAATTCCAGATTTTATTGGTGAGCAAAATATTGAAATTGAATATGTATCACCACTTGCTAAAGCACAAAAAACTGGTGAGCTTAATGCTTTAATGAGAGGTATTGAAATTATGGGGTCTTTACAAAATGTTGCACCCGTTTTTGATTATTTAGATACAGATAATTTAGTTAATCATATTAAAGATGTTTTAGGTATCCCTGCAAAAATTTTAAGATCAAAATCTGAAGTACAACAAATCCGAGCAGAACAACAACAACAAATGATGCAACAACAACAAATGCAACAAGATATGCAAACTGCAGAGATCGCAAACAAAGCTGCTCCGTTAGCAAAGGTATTAAGTGAATAATAAAGATTTAATTGAGTTAAACAAAACATATCAAAGAGTTTTTAAATCAGATGATGGTCAAACTGTTTTATCTGATTTAGAAAAAAGATGTAACGTGCATAACACGTCATTTTCTAATGACCCGCACGAAACATCCTATCGAGAAGGACAAAGACAAGTTGTACTTTTCATTAAATCAATAATAAATAAAAACCCTAAAGGAGAAAAATATGAGTAGCGAAACACAGGTAGCGGAACAAACTAATGTTGCGTCTGAAAATAATGTTACAGAGTTAAACAATACACCAACAATTGAACAACAAATTAAATCTTGGAAAGATAATTTACCAGATGATTTAAAAACAGAAAAAGCTTTGGAGTCTATTCAAGATATTCCAGGATTAGCAAAGTCTTATATTCATGCGCAAAAAATGATTGGCACAGATAAAATACCTGTACCCAATAAATATGCTACAGATGAAGATTGGCAAGTTGTCTATGATAAATTAGGTAGACCTAAAACTGTTGATGAATATAAATTTGAATTAAAAGAAAATTCAAACATTGATGAAAATGCTTTAAAAGGTTTTAAAGAAGCCGCACATAAAAATGGTTTGTTACCTAAACAAGCAGAAGCAATTATGAATTTTTATAATGATATGACACAAAATTATATCGATGATTTAAATTCAAAATCAGAACAGGGACGTATGAACGCAGAACAATCTTTGAAAAAAGAATGGGGTCCTGCTTTTGATAATAAAATTAAACATGCAAGCACAATAGCAAACAAATATTTAAATCAAGATTTTTCACATCTAACTCTATCAGATGGAACCAAAATTGGAGATCATCCAGATTTTATTAAAGCTTTTGCTAATATTGCAAACGATTTAGGTGAAGATAAATTGATTTCAGCACAAGGACCACAATATATGACCCCTGCTGAAATAGATAAACAAATTGCATCTTTACAACAGCCAGGCTCGGCATACTGGAATAAGAACCATCCAGGTCATTCTTTGGCTGTCCAAGAGGTTCAAGATTTACTTGCTTTAAAACACAACTCAGTATAGTAAATTTGAATAACGGATAATCGAAAGACCCGTTTGGCATTTTGGAAAGACAAAAGACCGAGAGGTTAAAAATTTAGGACGACCCGTAAGGACAATCAACCGATTATTTTAACATTAACACAACAACAATAAGGAGACATAATATGTCTATAACTTTAGTAGAACAATCATTTGTAGAACAATATTCTTCAAATGTTACTATGCTTGCTCAACAAATGGGGAGTAAGTTAAGACCAGCTGTTGATGTCGAAACGGTTAGAGGAAAAAATGCGTTCTTTGACCAAATCGGTGTAACTGCAGCTGTTGCAAGAACAACCAGACACGGGAACACACCAAGAATTGATACCCCACACTCTAGAAGACGTGTGAGCTTATCAGATTTTGAGTGGGCTGACTTGATTGACGACCTAGACAAAGTAAGAATGTTAATTGACCCAACTTCATCTTATGCAAAAGCTGCGGCTGCTGCTATGGGTAGAAGTATGGATGATACTATCATTTCTGCTTTAGGTGGTTCAGCTGATACAGGTGTTGCTGGAGGAACTGCTGTTCCTTTACCTACGGCACAAAAAACTTCTACAGCAAACCAAACTGATGGTTTAACTGTTGCTAAGTTATTATCAGCAAAATACATCTTAGATAATAATGATGTAGACCCTTCAATAAAAAGATACATTGTATGTGGTCCAAAACAAATCCAAGATTTGTTAAACACTACTGAAGTTAAATCTTCTGACTTTAATACAGTCAAAGCTTTAGCGCAGGGTGATATTAACTCATTCATGGGTTTCAATTTCATTATGTCTACTAGATTATCATTTGATGCAACTAACACAGACGACAGATTATGCTTTGCGTTTACTGAAGATGCAGTAAAATTAGCAATCGGTTCTGATGTTAAAGCTAGAATTGATGAAAGAAACGACAAGTCTTATGCTACTCAAGTTTACTATTCTATGGCGATTGGTGCTACTAGAATGGAAGAAGAAAAAGTAGTACAAATACCTTGTAACGAGTAATAATTAGCTTAGTAGGGGGAGCAATCCCCCTACTACTTTATGAAGATAATAAAAGATTTAAAACCTGTATTACATTTTAAAAAAGAGAATTATGTTTACAGGTATGTTTTAGTAGATAGATTTAAAAATACTGCTAAAATACATTACGGGTTTGATGCGAAATATGAGAAAACTGAAAAAGAATTATTTGCATTGGAAACAGGCAGAAGTATTAGAAGAAAGTATATAATTAAGGAGAATAAAAAAGATGGCTAGTGTAATAGAAATTTGTAACTCTGCACTAAATCAATTAGGTGCATCAACTATTTTATCTCTAACTGAAAATTCAAAAAATGGTAGATTATGTAACGCAAGATATGAAACCGTTAAAGATAGTGTTTTACGTGCGCACCCTTGGAACTCAGCAATCAAAAGACAAACTTTAGCTGCTGATACGACTAATCCAGATTGGGGTTTTACTAAGCAATATACTTTACCTTCGGATTGTTTAAGAGTTTTAGCTATTCAAAACTATGACTCTAATTATAAAATTGAAGGCAGAAAAATTTTAACAAATGATAGTAGTGTAAAATTAGTTTACGTAGCTAGAATTACAGACCCTAATGAGATGGATGTTTTATTAAGAGAAACAATTGCTGCAGCTCTTGCATCTGATATTGCTTATGCAGTAACTGCTAATGCAACATTACAAGAACGAATGGCAGAAAAATATAAATTAAAATTGTCTGAAGCAAGACATGCAGATGCTGCTGAAGGATATAATACAGACCCAACCCTAGGTGAAGTAGATAATATTATAAGTGAAGACTTTATAAACAGTAGGTTATAAAATGGCTAAGACCCTTGTTTCTGTACCTAGTTTTACTGCAGGTCAATTATCACCTAGAATGGAAGGTCGAACCGACTTTCAAAAATATTTTTCATCTGGAAAAAAAATAAATAATTTTGTAGTTCAACCACATGGTCCCGTAACTAGAAGACCAGGAACTCATTTTGTTGCAGAAGTAAAAGATAGCACAAAAGATACTAGACTTATTCCTTTTTCATTTTCAACAACTCAAACTTATATTTTAGAATTTGGTAATCAATATATTCGTTTCTATAAAGACGATGGTCAAATTGTATCGGGTGGTTCTCCATATGAAATTAGCTCACCTTATTTAGAAGCAGAATTGTTTGATATAAAATTTGCGCAATCTGCTGACGTAATGTACCTATGTCATCCCAATCATGCTGTTAGAAAATTAAGTCGTACAGGACACACCGCCTGGACACTAACTGAAGTTGATTTTTTAAATGGTCCTTTTGAAGATCATAATACAACATCTACAACAATGACTTCTTCTCATACCTCAGAAGGTGCCACAACTACATTAACAACCTCAGCCACTACAGGAGTTAATAATAATCAAGGCTGGTTATCTACTGATGTTGGAAGATTAGTACATATAAAAGATGGTCATGTAAAAATTACAGCTTATACTTCTTCAACTCAAGTAACAGGCATTGTAAAATCTGTTATATCATCTGGCTCTGCAACTGACGACTGGGCGCTAGGTTCTTTTTCAAATACAACTGGACATCCAAGATGCGTAACCTTTTTTGAACAACGACTTGTATTTGCAGGAACAACTAATCAACCACAAACATTATTTTTTTCAAAATCGGGTGATTATGAAAATATGGATGATAATTACCATGGTGCCACAACAGATGCTTCAGCTATGATTTATACTATTGCATCTAATCAAGTTAATGCCATACAATCTATTAAAGCTACTAGAACTTTAGTTGTAATGACAACTGGAGGAGAGTTTACAATTACATCAGGTGGAACTTCTGCACCCGTAACCCCAACTAATCTAAATATTAGAAAACAATCTAATTATGGTTCCGCAGGAGTAGATGCAATCTCTATTGGCAGTAGCACAATCTTTTTACAAAGAGCAAAAAGAAAAATTAGAGAACTGGCTTACAATTTTGATACAGATGGATACATAGCGCCAGACCTTACTATCTTATCAGAAGATATAAGTTTATCTGGAGTTATCCAAATGGATTATCAACAAGAACCATTTAGTGTAGTTTGGTGTGTAAGATCAGACGGTCAACTAATAGGTATGACGTATAACCGATTACAAGATGTAGTAGCATGGCATCAACATCAATTTGGTGGAGTCAATGCTAAATGTAAATCAATTGCAGTTATTGATGTAGATACAGAGGAAGATCAAGTTTGGGTTATTATTGAAAGAACTATTAATGGTGTAACTAAAAAATATGTAGAATATTTAACACCATATAATTTTAATTCTGATTTAGAACAAATACATTTTGTAGATAGTGGTTTAACTTATTCTGGAGCTTCTACTACAACTCTTTCTGGTCTATCACATTTAGAAGGTGAAACAGTAAAAATTATTGTTAATGGTGCCACACATCCAGATAAAGTAGTAACTAGCGGTGCAATTAGTTTAGATTATGCTACAACTGATGCAGTAGTAGGTTTAGGTTACAATTCAATATTACAAACTATGCGAATAGATGAGGGTGCAGGAGTAACCGATCAAACTAAAACTAAAAGAATATACGATGTTACTGTAAGATTTTATGAAACGGTAGGTGCTAAAGTAGGACCATCTGAAACTAATTTAGATATAATTCCATTTAGAGACAGCTCCGCTGCAATGACAGCACCCGTGCCTTTATTTACAGGAGATAAATCAACCGAGTTCCCAAGCGACTATGGTACCGATGGTTTCGTAGTTGTTAAGCAAGATCAACCATTACCCATGACTATCTTAGCTATATACTCAAGATTGGAGTTATACGATACTTAATGGATATTATTCCTTTTAAGTCAGAGCATGCTAAATGGATATTAAGCCAAAAGCTTAATGCTAAAGAACTATATTTGAGACCAGAACATAGAAAATATGCTCTATATTTAGAGCAAGTTGGGATGTCGTTTACAGCGCTTGCGAATAGTAAGCCAATAGCGGCAGGCGGCATTTTCGTGCTGTGGGATAATGTAGCCGAGGGGTGGGTCATGGCTACTCACGATGTTTGGCAACATAGGATTAGTATGGCTAAACATTTTAAAAAAAAATTTGATGTATTAATTGAAACAAGTAAAGTAAAAAGAATACAAACAAGTGTAAAAGCAGATTTTGAGTTAGGTCATAAATTTGCTACATGGTTAGGATTTGAAAAAGAAGGATTAATGAAGTATTACGGTCCCGATGGTTCAGATTATGTAAGATATGCGAGGATAATGATATGAGTTTTTTTGGTGATTTATTAGCAGGTGATGCTGCTGCAAAAGCTTCTAATTATAATGCAGGCTTACTTGAACGTGATGCAAAATTAAAAGAACAACAAGCCGAACAAGGTTATAAAGTATTTCAACAATACGATTTACCAAGATTTGATTATTATGCAGAAAAACAAAAAGGAGCATTACAAACTTCTTTTGCTGGAGCAGGTGTAGAATTTTCTGGTTCAGCTTATTCGTTAGCATTAGAAAATCAAATCATGATTGATACAGATAGAGATATGATGCAATACAATGCAGAAATTGCTAGAGATCAAGGATTGAATGATGCAATTATGCAAAGAGCAGAAGCGAATATTGAAAGATATAGAGGTAGAGTTGCAAAAACTGCAAGTTACTTTAAAGCTGCATCTAGTTTATTAACAGATGCTTCAAGAATAGGGATAGTATAATGGCAATAAAAATTTACGAAACACAAGTCAGACCTACAACTGAAATTGCACAAAGACCTACTACTCCTGGAATGAGAGTTAGCCAAGCGACAGCTGCGCAAATTGGAACAGCTATTGGAGGTTTAGCAAAAACCGCAACCAATCTTTATGCTGAAATAGAAACAAGAAAATCTGAAAACGAAGTTTTAGAAAAAACTAAACAATTACTAGAAGGCAATGAACAGTTTGAAGGTTTATCTATGGCAGTTGAAAAAGCTAGCATGATGGACGACCCAGATGAAGCGGTACGATATTATACTTCTGCATTAGAAGCGGCTAAAGTTAATGTAGGTGGAAATTTTAAACATAGATTTTCTAAAAAATTATTTGACCAATATTTAAAAAAACAAGAAATTAAAGATGGAATTGTAGTTAGACAAAATTCCAATAAAATGTTTATTCAAAAATCTCAAGCATTAGAACTAGAGAA